ACCATGGTGTCTCCACCAACGCCAGCGTCAGCAACTTTCTTGGCCTGCCCAGCAAGGCCGCCCTTGGCCATCTTCTCAATGTGCTCCCTCGGGACCTTGATCTCAAAGGGCTTCGCCCCGACACGCCCGCCCTTGGCGAACATGCTCATGGGGCTACCACGCCAAGACGAATCGGCGGCATCGTTGGAGAGGGGGTGCCAATCGGCTGGGTAATCAGGGGCCATATTATCCACCGGGTAGGGTTACGGCGCGAGTGAAAGCGAATGCCCACTCTTGCCAGTCCGTGTAGTCCATCGGGTTCGGAGGGTTCTGAGCGCCAACTGTGAAGAAGGACACAACGCCCAGAGCCCACGTTTGCCACTTTTCGGGGTCATCCAAGCGCCCCATCGTTCCATATTTCTCAAGACTATAGACCATTGAGTCGGTCCAGTCAGTAACCGTCATCCCACGAGGGTCGATCATCCGAGCACCGTGCCATCGCCAACGTCGAGGTGGGCGATGCACTGGCCCATCTGATAGTTTCCGCCGACCACGTTCGACTTGAAGATGAAGCGCATTTCACGGCGCTGCTCTTTGAAAAAAATAACCTGCTGTTCTGGCGTTGCGGTGTTTTCCTGATCAGGAAACACCTTTTCTTCACTCGTCACTTCAGGCGATCTGGCGTTAGCTCTGCCGGTGATTTGACAGGTCATGTCGCCGCTCTGGACAAAGTCTGGCTCCACCATCAAGCAGCGCATTGACCTATTCCGAGGCTGATTTGGGTCAGCAACGTAGGAAATGTCAGCCGTCTGGAAGTAGGATGGGATCGAGCTCACTTGCGTGCCGTCAAGCTCGTCAAGGCCAAACTCCATCTGCCAGAGCTTGTAGAAACCGCTCACGGGGTCGATCCCGGTGGTGATGGGGTATTCATAAACGGTCACGAACTTGCCATTTGACCGGCCAGAGTTCGGTAGGGCCGTGTCGTACCAAGTATTCTCGCGCACGTTGTAGATGACGGCGTGGGTGCATTCGGTAGCGTCACCACGGGGGTAGCACCACCAAATTTCGCCAAAGCGAGGAACCTTGTAGGCAAAAACCTTCTGCCTCTGGTCATAGTTTAGGTTATCAAAGAACCAGTTCTGGTTCAGCTGATTCGGGATTTCACGAACGACGCCGTTGAACATCAGAAACCGATCAACGCCACACCAGTAGAAGATGCCGTCGTATTCAATCGGGGACTGAGACGACAAAATCGAAGACTGGGATGTCAGTGTGTCGAACTGAAACACGGTGTCGCCGCCCACGAAGGTGCAGCGAATAAGGCTATCCAGAGACCAAAACAGGCCAGCAGGTGCGTTGCCCGGGCCTGCACGAAGCGGAAGAGCGGCAACAATCTTTTGAGACGTGACGTAGCCGTCCCCAGAGCCAGTGCTGGTCCAGTCATTGGGGTTGTTGGCTACAGACCATGCCACATAGCCGTCAGAGCCGTAGACGAAGACGTAGGGGTACAAGCTGACGACACCACCAGAGACGGCAGGAGCCGTGTTCGCTGTCAGCACAGCGGTGCCATTCACGAGGCCCCAGTACATCGTCGAGGTGGCTGTCCCGTCGATCTGGTTCAGGTTCTTTCCGGGGTGAGCAAAAACATACGCGCCAGCTGCTACGCCAACAGAATCGAAATTAACGTCGAAGGTCCAGAGATTGCGGTCATCTGCTGCAAAGCCAGAAGGCGTCCTATTAAAGATTCCGGTTACGTTGCCGTTCGTATTGATCTCAAACTGCGTGAGATAGCTCTTGCCTCCCGACAAAAGGTGAAGAGTCCCGTCCTGATTGTAGCCATTGAGGCCGCGAGAAATCTCAGGCATCTGGGTGCTTAGGGTGCGATAACCCCACATCTTGCGGGGAAGGCCACGCTGAAACCTGCACCATTGGCCATCCACATAGAAGCCGTTCTCAAGGCGCGTACCATCGCGCTTGATGCCGGGCAGGGACTTGATGGTGTAGGGTTGTGAAGCCATTAGCCGAGAGCCACTGCATACTGGATTGCGATTGCCGCCGCCTCAGCAGAAGACACAGCGCTGATAGCCGTTCTCCCGGCAGCGGCGTCAGCCGCAGTGAAGACTGCGACGCCGGTAGACGTGCCACCAAGATTGACGCGAGCGCCAGACGCCGTTATAGCCCCCGTGCCGCCGTTGGCGACAGATATTGGTGTCGTTACAGTTGCGCCGCTCTGCCCACGAACGACATTTGTTCCGTTGCAATAGAGGATTAGGGCATCTCCTGCCGTAACGGCGATGCCCGTTCCAGCGGATGTTTTCACGGTCAGTGTGAAAGCGCCGCTAGTCGAATTTGTGATCCAGTATTGTTGAACAGTCGCCGGAACGATGATCGTCCTATTACCTGTCAGGGTTCCTATCAGATTGTAGGATATGCGGTTCAGCTCGAACGTCGAGAGCGTGTAGTTTCCCGTCCCCGAAACGTCGATTGAGAGATAATCAAACGAGCTTGCAGACGATACCTGAGAAAGGCCTACCGTGTAGAAGTTCGTGCCATCGCAGATGATCATGCACGAATTGCCGGGGGCAAGCGTGAGGGTGGTTGCGCCGTTGATGGTCTCGACAAGGTTAGGATCGAGCGAAATGTTGCTGGATCCGCTGTTGCGGATGTAGCAGAACCAATCGGCCCCCAGCACAGAAGAAGCCGCGAAGCCTATGGTTCCAGAAGCGCCATTCCAGTTGATGAGCTTGGCTCGCTCCGAGATGTTGAGGGTATAGGCCGAGCTCAACGTCGTGACCGAAATCGCCTGATTGAGCGTCGTCGTGATCGCTTTCAAGCCAGCGCCCGCAAGAATCCCAGCGTTTGCGCTCGATGTTGCGGCCCCAAATTGATAGCCAGTCCACACGCCAGCAGCGGTGGTATTAGAGGTCATATAGACCTGCCACAGATCACCGGCATTGACGTTTGCGACGACCGTCCCTGTAGCGCCAACCACCGTGTAGGGTAGCGTTCCGGTGTTGTTGAATAGAAAGCATTCGCCGACCGAAGCCTCATCAGCTGCGGGCAAATAGACTTTTTTGCTGGTCCCAGTGCAGTTCACATCCATAATGCGCGCAGCGACATAATCAGCGGCAGCATTGGGTGCATTGGTCTCGACAGGCCAAGCCAGCGTGATGTCAAAGGTAGTTAGGTTGAAGGCTAAATATGAGACATCGGACGGGTAGATATTTGTTCCGCCGAAGACTTCGGTGTAGCTGGTGGTCATTTATGCCTCCGTCCGACGCGCGGAGCGATCAAGAATCTTCGACAGATCTTCGCCGTTGAGCGCCTGCGCCGAGCGGTCGTACATGGACTGCCAAACGGCGATGCGCTCGTCATTCTTCAAGAATGGCGTAGCCTCAAGCAAGGAGGCATATAGGAGCACCTGCGGGGCGTATTCAGTCAGCCAGTTCGTCTGGTTAGAATCGTCGAGCAGGGGCAGAAGCTGATAGACCAGAACCTCGAAGGGATAGGCTTGATCCGGCGTCGGGGAGACGATCCAATTGTTGTAGTCATAATCGGCGTAGAATAGCGGCTGACTCGTTTCATCGCGATTCGGCCAGTATGACCGGACATATTCGTAGGATCTCGGGAACAGCTGGGTGTACTGGTTGTCGATCCCGTAATTGAAAGATACCGTTGTGCGCCAGCGGTCTGGCTTCGGGTAGACAGCAAGCCCAACCTGCATGGTGCTGGTGACGACGTTGATCAGACCCTCAACCTTCAGCTCGCGGGCGATGCGCCGCTCAGCAAGATTGATCAGCCGGGGGATCTGCTCATAGACGATAGCATCCGACGCAAGCGTGAAGCCACGCTCAAGATAGCGTCGGATGTCTTCTTTGAGGGTGGTGAACGTCGTCGTTGTAGCCATGCCCTATCCTAACACTATCAGGCCTCATCCGCCATACTGATAGCCTTGGCCTTCACCCTGCCAACCCGATCAGTCCATCCTCTACCGAAAGTGCTGAAGGTCGAAAGTTTTTTGAGAAAGTCCAGCCGCATATCGCAGATTGAATCGGCGGTTTCCTTGGCGTCACAGGCATTGATCGCCTCAAGGGACTTCGGGCCAATCATGCCATCTACAGGCACGCCAGCGATCTCCTGAAGATACTGGGCAGCTTTATGAGGGCCGCTGTTCACCGCCAGATCGTAGGCAGCGTAATCTACACCATTGGGTAGGCTGTCGCCCTTGATGCGGTCCCAATAGAAGGCCTTGTAGAAGGGCTTGACGATGTCTGGCGTCAGGGCACGCATTTCTGTTTCTGTTACGTCACGGTTGAGGTATCCCTGCCATGCTGAGCGGGTGACGCCCAAGTTCGTCATGCCGCCCGGGTCGTGTGGATTGTTTACGAATCCACCTTCGCTCTTGATCACCATGGCGAAGCATTCATCCCAATTCTCTTTCATTTTTCACCCATTGAAGTGAGAGCGTCGGTCTTCTGCTTCGACCCAGCGCTGGAGCCGTAGTAGAAGTTCACAACGCCAGTCCAAGCGGTTCCAAGGGCACCGAGCATCATCAAAAGCGCTTCAGTGCCTGTTTTTGGCATTCCATTGAGAAGCATCCAAATCAGGATGCCAAAGAACCCAAGCGTAATGACGACGGCCAGAACCTTGGGAACCCAGTCCTTGGTAGCAGTCTGCATCTGACGGGCGCTGTCTCGATCACCTGCGGCAATGCGCTCAAGGTCGATGTCGAGCTCCTTCATGTGGGCCTTGAAGTCAGCGTCGATCTTCTTCAAAGCAGCAAGCTGGTCAGGCGTTGCACTTGTGATTGCGGCAGATACATCTTCCTCTGAGCCGTTTTCGTGGCCAAGAAGGACGCTGGATAGGGTCTTGACCGCAATGCCGGCCAGCGGCCCCCCTAGCGCCGTGGCGATGGTAGGCGCGACTTGGCCAAGTAGGGGGCCGAATTGTTTCAGTAAGTCCATTTTTAGGCTCCTATCGGATAACTACGCCAATGAAGACAAGAATCACACATATGACCGCTACAACAAGCGCAAGAGCCGCTGCGCCCCATGTCATGACAGTATGAATGAGCTCGTCTTGATTTTTCTCGGCCTGAAGCGCCGCAGCCTTCATATCCTTTTTGATCTGCGTGGTTGCTGAAAGTACTTGGTCCCACGCAGCAATGCCAAACTCACCGATGAAGTGGTTCTTCAACTCTTCCATCATCTGATCAGCTTCGGCCTTGGCGGCATAGGCTTCCATGGCAACCTGTTGGGCAGACTTGCCAGCCATCAAGCTGCCCTTGGGATCTGCGGCGGTTCGCGTAATAGCGGCGACACTATCAAACAACGAACCAAGGTCGGCGGCCATACCTTGCATCTCTTTGCCCACGGCGATGCCAGCCTTGATGGCTTCATAACTGACTTTTGCAGCTGCTAGAAGGCTAAGGGGATCCATTATTTGTCAGCCTTTCGCTTCTCAAGACTGTCAACCTTGTCAAAAATTTGCCTGCACAAGTCTTTGATTTCTTTCAGTGATTCTGAAAACTCTTCACGTCGAACGTAGCGGCTCGGAAGGTCAATCTCAATTTGATGAACATCAGACTTCAAGCGCTCAACCGCTTCCCAGAGTTGTCGGGCAAGCCAGCCGATGAGGGCCAAAAGAGCCCCAAGAGTAAGGTTGATCAGTGTCTGAGTTTCCATCGTGATGCCTTGCCTTGAACCTTCAAAATTGTACCTTGTGTGGGCGCCCCGGTCAAAACGGTTGACACCGCTTAGGATCATGCGACACTTGATGCGTCAAGAAATGGTTCTCGGCTTACATGCGGCGCAGGTTATGCGTAGGCTCTTGTAGGCCCAGCCCCGTGGATTGGCGAAACGCCTACTTGCCCCGGTCAATTCGGTTTGACCGGGGTTTTTCGTTAAGCCACCAGCTTCCACCCAACCGTAGGCTCATCCCAAACATACTGCTCGCCGTCTGTCGGATAAGGAACGGGCGCGCTCCACAGCCATGTGGCCTGATCCAGCGTCCAACTTGCGTAGGGCTGCGGCGCGTAGAACACGTCATTGGCCTGATCGTATGTGTACCCGATCCCGGCGTAGTTGCCGCGCAGGGCCGCGCCGCCGTCAGGCTGACCGTCCGCGCCGTAGTGGACCCCGCCACGGGTGTTGTAACTGGTCTGTATCCACGAGCCGGGCGACGAGTCCACAAACGTGTCGAAGAAGTCGGGCTCTGCGACGATGACTTGGATGACTTTGCCGTCAAGGCATTTGGCGAAGTGCGACAAGTGTGCCTCCTTTAGGCGGTATACGAACCAGATGCGGTGAACTTGATGATGGTGTTAGAGCCTGACGTAGTTACTGTGGGCGAGCCGGTGGTGGTGCCGGTGTAGTTGGCAGTCGGAACGGACAGGATGACTACGCCGGAGCCACCAGCGCCGGATGAAGCAGCCCCGGCTTGCGTTGTTGACCC